GAGGGAAATAATCTACATAAAGCACTGCTTTTAGGCTATTGTTCTCAAATACCTCATAAACACGTACTTCCGAGTGATATTTCTGAATATCCATAACTTCTTTAAAATCAAGATCAAAGAGTTTTCCTGCCAAATCAAAAACAGCATCCTGCACTTTTTCCAATGGGAAAAATGGTTTTAGTTCCTCATCATTGAGGTCAAATTTCTGTTTTCTCAGTTTTTCTGCATAGTAGGCATGGTCATAAGCCTCCATTTTGTCTATTCCATCGGCTTTTGCCAACTCTTTTAGTTGGGCAATTTCCTTTTCTGCGTAAGGCGTAGCCGCTGTGAGAAGCTGATTTAGGAAATCAAAAACTTTCTTTGGACTTTCTGCCATTCTCTCCTCCAAAACATATTCCGCAAAGTTTTTGTAGCCGAGAAGTTCCGCTTTTTGTTGTCTTAGATTGATGATTTCTTTGATGAGGTTTTGGTTGTCAAACTCGCCTCCGTCAAATGCTTTTTTGCCATTAGCCAAAGCCAGTTCTTGTCGCAGATTTCGGTTGTCTGCGTAGGTCATCGCTGGGATGTAGCTCGGATATTGCAGCGTAATGGTATAGCCTTCCAGCCCTCGCTCTTTGGCTTCTTCGGCGTATT